ATGGATTAAAAAACTTCCAAGACAAAAACACAAATCTTGGAGCTGTTTTTTATTTTCTAAATACTATAAAAAAATTAATAATAGAATATACCTTTAATAAAGTTGTAGTTACTTGGGACGGCCCAAAAAACTATGAAAGTAGAAGGAAGGTTTATAAAAACTATAAAATTAATCGAGCAAATAAAAGATTAAATGATGAACAAACAGAATCACTATATTCCCAAAAAGTAAGGACACAACAATACCTAGAAGAAATTTTTATAAGACAATGTGAGTTTGCGGGTCATGAAGCTGATGACTGTATAGCTTTTTATTGTTTAAATAACACAAATGAAGAAGTAACAATCCTATCCAACGATAGAGACCTAACCCAACTAGTGTCTGACAGTGTTAATTTAAAACTTTTAAATAACCCAGATGTTGTTAAAAAAGGTGATAAAATTAAATTTGAAAAACATTATATACCAGTAGAAAACATAAAGGTTATTAAAATCATATGTGGTGATTCTTCTGACGATATAAGTGGCATAAAAGGTGTTGGGATAAAAACAGTTATAAACACAGTACCTGAAATATTAGAAAAAAGTATAAATCTTGAATATTTTTTATATATGTGTAGAGATAAATACCTTAAGGGGGAAAGTAATTTTAGAGTTAATAATATAGTAAAAGGAATCACTAAAGAAGGTGAGTTAGGAAAAGATTTCTTTAAAAGAAATAAGTTTTTGGTAGATTTGAGTCAAACACTACTACCAAAAGAATCTCAAGAGGAGATTAAAGAATTAATAAATCAAAATATGGACCCAGAAGGACGTTCCTATAAAAATTTATTAAGAATGATGATGGAAGATGGTTTATTTAATTTTATTGGAAATTCCGATAAATCTTTCTTAAATTTTACTGAACCATTTTTAATGTTAACAAGAAGAGAAAAAAATAAATTTAAAAAAATTTAAAAAAATGAAACAATTTGAAGAAAAAGAAAAGTTTGAATTCGTATTATCAATAAAAGATAATATTATATGTCAAAGATTTTTTACAGTAAGAAATCATAACCCAAAAACCACAAAGTCAGTAGACCTTTATGATGCTGTTCGATACATAAAAGATAGTATATGCGACCAGTTAGTATTAAAAACTATAGATATTATTGATGAATTTTATAAGGAAGATGTGTCAAAATTACATGAAGAAAAGGATTATTTTACGATAAGTGTTAAAAAAGGAAACCATTTAATTATGGAAAGAGTTTTCCCTGCCGACATTTATCCACCTAAAGTAAAATTTTCTGTAGATATAAGACCACAAATTTCCTACATACTTAGAGAGTTAACTGACGTTTTGTCACTTAGAAAAGTCGACACCTACTACCTAGATAAACAACTTTAATTAGTAATTTTAATATTTATTTCTAAACAACACCACATGACGAATACCGAAAATTTTGGATACCTCGGGTACAACTTCCAACTAAAAATACTAAATCTAATTATAACAGATAAATTATTTGCACAATCTATAATTGATAGCATACAGTCAAAATATTTTGACAATCAATACTTTAAATTGATTATGCAAATGATGAAAGAATATCAGGAAAAGTATCAGAGTGTACCATCTTTTGAAGGTATAGAACAATTAACACAATTAGAAATTTCTTCTGAAATGGCTAAAAAATGTGTTATTGATATGTTAAGGGAGATAAAAGATTCTTCTTTTGAGGACCATTTGTTTATAAAAGAAAAAACAATAAAATTTTGTAAACAACAAGAATTAAAAAAAGCTATTAGAAAAGTAGAAACTATATTAGAAAAAGGTGACTTTGAAAGTTATGATTTGTGTGAAGAGTATATAAGAGAAGCTATTAGTATTGGGGAGGGTGATGAAGGAACAGTAGAGGTATTTCACAATCTAGAGGATGTTTTAAAAGAAGATTACAGACACCCAATCCCTACTGGTATAGACGGTATCGACAATTTATTAAATGGTGGTCTAGCAAAAGGTGAGTTAGGTGTTATCCTAGCACCTACTGGGGTTGGTAAAACTACTATACTAACAAGATTCGCTAATACAGCTTTTAATATGGGGTATAACGTTCTACAAATATTTTTTGAAGATAACCCTAAAATAATACAAAGAAAACATTTTACTTGTTGGACTGGGATAGAACCTCAAAAACTAAGTGAAAATAAAGAAATAGTACTTTCTAAGGCTGATGAGATGAAAAAAAATGGTGGTAAGTTAATATTAAAGAAATTGGCTTCGGACGAGTTTACCATCGCTCAAATTAAAAACCAAATCAGAAAAATAACAGCAGAAGGTATTACTTTAGATATTGTGGTTTTAGATTATATAGATTGTGTCATACCAGATAGGAGTTATAATGATGAATGGAAAGGTGAAGGTTCTGTTATGAGAAAATTTGAAGGTATGTGTCATGAATTAAATTTAGTTGGTTGGACCGCAGCACAAGGTAATAGGTCATCAATCTCCTCTGAAGTGGTAACAACAGACCAAATGGGTGGGTCCATTAAAAAAGCTCAAGTAGGACATGTCATAATTTCAGTGGCAAAAACACTACAACAAAAAGAATTGGGGTTAGCTACTATCGCTATTACTAAATCTAGACTGGGTCAGGACGGTATTATATTTGAAAACTGTACATTTAATAATGCCACCCTAGAAATAGACACCCAATCAACACAAACCTTTTTAGGTTTTGAAGAAGACAAAACACAAAGAAACCGAAAAAGAGTAATGGATGCTCTGGAAAGAAGAGAAAAAGTATTAAATAAATAAATAAAAATAAAAAATATGGAAATTTCAAACAAAATTTTATCGGACATAACTGTTCATATGAAATATGCAAAATACACACCGGAGTTAGAAAGAAGAGAAACTTGGGATGAATTAGTTATGAGAAACAAAGCCATGCATATAAAAAAATACCCAGAACTAGAGAGTGAAATACAAGAAAAATACAAACTAGTTCACGATAAGAAGGTGTTACCATCAATGAGGTCAATGCAATTTGGAGGAAAACCAATCGAAATATCACCAAATAGGATTTATAATTGTGCGTACCTACCATTAGACCATATAGATTCGTTTAGTGAAACAATGTTCTTATTATTAGGAGGAACCGGTGTTGGGTACTCAGTACAAAAACACCATGTAGAAAAATTACCCGTAATAAGTAAGCCATACCCAAAAAGAAAACGAAGATTTTTAATTGGTGATTCAATTGAAGGTTGGGCTGACGCAATTAAAGTTTTAATGAAATCCTATATGAATGGTGGTGGGTCTAGAGTAGAATTTGATTTCACAGACATTAGAGCTAAAGGAGCTAGATTAGTGACATCAGGAGGTAAAGCGCCAGGACCACAACCACTTAAAGAATGTTTACTTAAGATAGAAGGTATATTATTAGAAAAAGAAAATGGTGAACAATTAACTACATTAGAGGTACATGATATTATCTGCTATATAGCTGATGCTGTATTAGCTGGTGGTATTAGAAGAGCAGCTTTAATTAGTCTATTTAGTGCTGATGACGATTCTATGATATCTTGCAAATCAGGTAACTGGTGGGAATTAAACCCACAAAGAGGTAGAGCAAACAACTCAGCTTGTTTAATGAGACATAAAATTACTAAAGAATTTTTCATGGACCTTTGGAAACGAGTTGAGTTATCCGGTGCTGGTGAGCCTGGCATATATTTAAACAACGATAAAGATTGGGGAACTAACCCATGTTGTGAAATTGCGTTAAGACCATATCAGTTCTGTAATCTGTGTGAAGTTAACGTTTCAAATATCGAATCACAAGAAGACTTAAATGAACGGGTAAAAGTTGCAGCTTTTATAGGTACACTCCAAGCTGGATATACAGCATTTCATTATTTAAGAGAAGTTTGGCAAGAGACCACAGAGAAAGACGCTTTAATTGGGGTGTCAATGACGGGGATTGGTTCTGGTAAAGTTTTTGATTATGATATGAAAAAAGCTGCTAGTTTAGTTAAAAGAGAAAATACTAGAGTTTCTAAATTATTAGGTATTAACCAAGCAGCTAGAACAACAACAGTTAAACCAGCTGGAACAACATCATTAACGTTAGGTACATCATCTGGAATACATGCTTGGCATAATGATTATTATGTTAGAAGGGTTAGGGTTGGTAAAAATGAGTCAATTTATGTTTATCTAAATATTAACCACCCAGAATTACTAGAGGACGATTACTTTAGACCTCATGATACAGCTGTGATTAGTATACCACAAAAAGCACCTGAAGGTTCAATACTAAGGACCGAATCACCTTTTGACCTATTAGAAAGAGTTAAGAAGGTTGCTACAGAATGGGTACGTTCTGGACATAGAAAAGGGTCTAACAGTCACAACGTGTCTGCAACAATAAGTTTGAAAGAAGATGAATGGGATACGGCTGGTGAATGGATGTGGGAAAATAGAAATTACTACAATGGACTATCTGTGTTACCGTATGATGGAGGTTCGTACATTCAAGCTCCCTTCGAGGACATTACAAGGGAACGATATGATGTGTTGATGAAACTATTAACAGACATTGATTTAACTAAAGTTATAGAATTGGACGATAATACTGATTTATCTGGGGAATTAGCTTGTTCTGGGGGTAGTTGTGAAATTGATGTGGATTTAAAATCGTTAAGTGTGGACACTAAAGAAATAGAAACAATTGAAACACAAATTTAGTAAGGAAATTTTATACCACTTTAACTGTGGTAAATGTAAAAAATGGTGGTCAGTTGCTGATTACCATTTATTTTCTAATAAAACACCAAAAAAAGAAGAAACGGTACCTAATTCAATAACTTGTCCTTTTTGTGAATATAAAGAAGAATTAGAAGGGGTTGATATTTATAATAGTAATGAAACATCTAATTAAAAATATATTAAGAGAAGAAACTTATTGGCAAACAAGTGATGACGATAAATGGAATAGTTTAGAAAAGGACCTAAGATACGTTGTTGAACGTTTAATTGACCGTCATAAAGATAGTTGGGATGGTGACCAGTATGCTGTTATGGGTGCTATAGAACAGGTATTGGAGGGTATGTTTCAAAAAGTAGAGCGATAATTTAAACGAAAGTATTTATTTAATATGACAATAGCTAGAGAAAGATATGGTATCGCGTTTCCGTTCCAAAATAGTGACAGTGGACTGTTTTTAAAAACAACAACAACTGTCGCTGAAGAAACTAAAACCGATTTAATTCATTTAATATTAACTAGGAAAGGGTCAAGGTATTTTTTACCCGACTTCGGAACAAGATTGTATGAATATATTTTTGAACCTATGGATAGTCAAACGTTTCAAGCTATAGACTCAGAATTAAGAGATGTGATAAAAAAATACATACCTAATATTATAGTAAACGAAATAAAAATACAAGATTTAGAAGATGCGAGAGAAGAAGAAAGGAGTAACGGGTCAGTCAACCACCCTTCTTTAGCTTCTAATGATAGTACTTTAGATAATAATTTAGACGATAGAATTTATAGGGTAGCTGGTGATGGTGCTGAAGAATACACTACTAAAATTTTTATAGATTATAGTATAAAAGATGATGTTTTTGGTACTAGAGACTTTATAATTATAAATTTATAATATGGCAGAGAAAAAAATAGCTTACACTGAAAGAGATTTCTTAGGACTAAGAAATGAATTACTTAGATTAACAAATATCTACTATCCTGACTTAATTAAAAATTCCAACGACGCATCTATATTTTCGGTATTTTTAGATTTAAATGCTGCCGTTACAGATAACCTACATTTTAATATAGATAGAACTTTACAGGAAACAGTTTTAGATTATGCACAAGAAAGAAGTTCTATTTTTAATATAGCTAGAACCTACGGACTTAAAATACCGGGAAATAGACCATCATTAACACTTTGTGACTTCTCAATAGTAGTACCAGCAAGAGGGGATAAAGAGGATAGTAGGTATTTAGGGTTTTTAAGGAGAGGAGCACAAGTAAGGGGTGGTGGACAAGTGTTTGAATTAATGAATGACTGCGACTTCTCAACACAATATAATGTAGAAGGGGCTGTAAACAGAACAAAAATTCCTAACCGTAACTCTAACGGTGTAATACAAAATTAT